GTCTGTATCATCAACTCCCTAGCCTCTTCCGTGCTTAAGGCTCTCTCGGTAGATTTAGCCTTAGCACCAGCAACCCTAGCCTCCGCTTCAAGCAACTTAAGTCGAGCAGGGCCAAGTACCTTTTCTAAACCAAATCTATCTCTTTCAAGTTGCAGTTTTAGTGCATCAAGTTCGTCGCCCTTCTCACCACGAGCAATACGCCATTCAAGGTCTCTTACTCTAAACTTAAAATCCTGCTCTTGTGCCGTTACTCTTGATTTTGCTTCTTCTCGTGCAAGTCTTAGTTTTTCTTCTTCAATCTCAAGACCTCGCTCTTTAGCCTTTCTATTAAACTTGTTCTCATCGTCCTGCTCAAACTTTGAATGAACGGTCAAAAACGATGTAAGGTCAGTCGTTGAAACGCCATCGACTCCGTCTGGCTGTTTCTGCGACTTTTTCCATAGTTCAACAATGTGCTGTGGTGCATCAGCCTTAGGCTTGTACGAAATCTCTCCAGTGGCATCATCCTCTGGGCCGTCCTGCTCCATGTACTGTTTAAGCACACTGTTGGCAAGGTATGAAGCCTTTGCCTTTTCTTCCTGTGTCTGCTGGTACTTATCAAGTCCTTCTGCGACATTTTTGCCAAACCCAGCAATAGCATTGGCAGTTTGTTCTGCAATTGCCCCTGTATACGGCAGGATGTTAATAGGTTGAACCTGTTCGTTTTGGTATCTTTGAAATGGTGAAGCCATAAAATTAGTCCTTCATGTAGGATAGTGGAGTCTGGTCAGCCCAAGGATACCTAGAAGAAGCGTTTTCAACAACTCCCTTAAACTTGGGACAATAAACAAATTTCTTAGCATCTGTCCTTCTGTCGATGCAAGCAGTACAAGCGTGGACATAGTCTGCGTTAAAAGACCTGTCAGCCTTTTCTCTGTACTTACCATCTACTTTCTCATACCTGTCTTTGTCCCAAGGGACATTGTGTGCCTCAATGTATTCCCATATGTCATCGTGAGACCAGTCACGAAGAGGAAACATAAAATTCATCCATCCTTGTCCAAAACGGCTGTTAATTCTAGTTCCAGCGTCACCACCAAGGATAGGGTCACTGTCACATCCCTTGTGTCCAACCCATAGCATATCCCAGTTTGCTTGCAGACCTAGTTGTTTAGGACGATTAAGAATGTCAATTGCACAAACCCACGGCTTTCCTTCTACAGGAGGAGTAATCCCAGTAGGACAGGTAATGGTAGATGTGTTAAGAGCGTAAATATTTTGAACCTCAAACTCATCATCTGTCTGTTGAAACAGAGAATTGCACGGACTCCAAGAATAGACTTCAAGTCCGTAGTCAGCGATTACTTTGTTTTGAAACGAGTACTTGGATGGTTGCCACGGTTCTTTGAAAAAAACAACAGGCATCTTAACGCCAAGAGTATGGAGAATGTGCAAAAGAACCATAGAGTCCTTTCCTCCAGACCAAGCCAATACGGACTTATTAGGAACTGAGAGGCCAGCCCTAATTAAATCAATTGTTTTTTCCAATTTGTTCATTAAATAAATGAAACAGCGGCGGCCCCACCTGCCTTACTTCCAAGAAAAGAACCAGCCGCACCAATAAGTCCACCCATCAAGCCACTGCTGGCCTGTGCGTTTGCGGTAGCCGCTTGCATCGCCATATTCTGATTTGCGGCAACAAGGTTAGCATTATACTGAGACTCTGGTTGGAGATATGCAGGGCCAAGGTTTTGGTTGTATTGCATTGACATACCCGCAAGACCCATCGGGGAAAGAGCAGACATACCGCTTTGAACAAGCGGAGACCCATACTGTTGGTATGCGTTTCCTGATATAGTCATATCGTTGCCGAGAACAGTGTTAGAGAACATTCTGGCTCTATCTTCACGCTGTAGACCCAATTGGTAACCGCCAAGAACTTCCGCACCTATGCCACGATTAGTATTTCCAAGACCTCTGGCTGTAGCCGCCGCACGAGCCATCTGCTGTGCCTGTGTCTGCATTTCTGGCGTAAGACCCATCCCAGCATCAAGGTCTGACATGGCCTGTGCCCTCATTTTGTTCTGAAGAGCCGCTCCACCTCCAAGACTAGCCTCATATGTCTGTCGAGAAGACTCTGCAATAGGTGTCAAAGCACCAGCAAATTCTCTACCATACTGGGACAGCAGAGCAGAACTATCGCCCATTACCTCTCTATAAAAACTCTTAAGGTTGTCTGCCTGTCCAAGCATCTGCTCCTTCTGCATTGCTTGCCACTGAGGTATGAGTCTCCGCTCTGCCTCCATCATTTGAGGAGCAAGGTCTATCTGTGCCCGAATTGAGTCTGACATCTCCTTGTAGTAGTCACGAGGAGGCGGTGCTGAAACTTTTTTAGAACCCATTAGTTTATTTGTTTAAAAGATTGATGTATTTGTTTGAGATTTGTTTTGGTTCTTCAAATTGAAGCCCCCATTTCTTTTGGCTTTCCCAGTAAGGGTATCTCTTCTTAAAGTTTTCTACGAGCGTTTTTCTTCCTTCTTCTGTTGTTGCCACCCAATCCATAATACACAGTTCGTGTTTATGTTCTTCGTCCTTAGGAACTATTTCGTTAAACACAAAGAGAGTAAACTTGTCACCATTAAAAGGTCTTTTGAGCGGGTACGCAACACCAACACCTACAATTTCATTGTTGTTGAAAACTAAAAACAAATAGTTAAAAGAAAAAGCCCAAGTCAGGTACATCTTAAGGGTATCACCCTCAAACCCAAATGCTTCCCTTCTGCCTTTAGTTCTATTGGCGTTTATAAAGTCAATGACTTCCTCTTGTAGCATTATGATACACGGTAGCGAATGATTACGACACCGCTTGCTCCAGCAGAAGCACCTCTTCCGTTATAACCACAACCACCGCCACCACCACCGCCAGAGTTTGCAACAGGGGCACTAGCGTCACCGCCAGAGTTTGCTCCACGACCACCGCCATAGATGCCAAGGCCGGGATAATTGGTGTTTTGACCATATGTAGAGCCACCACCGCCACCACCACCGCCATATCTCTGGAAAGACCCACTGATGGTAGAGCCTTGTCCTTCACCTCCAACGCCTCCTCCCAACCACATATAAGCCGAAGGGCCAGCCGCACCTCCGCCACCACCACCACCAGAACCAAAGTTTCCGTTCGTTCCAGCCTGTCCGCTACCAGAAGTTCCGCCAGCATATCCAGAGCCAGAGCCACCACCATTTGCCGTGACTCCTCCAAAGGAGGATGCAAGTCCAGTAGTACCAACAACAACATCCATAGGTGCTGTGTTCCTAGTAATGTCTAAGAATCCAGTCTTTACATCACCACCACCACCACCGCCACCGTGAGGATTAAAGCCAGCACCGTTACCTCCACCGCCGACAATAAGATACTCAACCTTACCTTCAGCGTTTAGCGAGGGAGTGAATGTACCAGAAGCGGTAAAGGTATGAATCCTAAAACCGCTTATAGTTGTTACATTTCCCCCGCTTGCGTCAAAAGGGCTACCACCCACAGCCTTCCATTCAGTGCCAGAGTATACTTCGGCTTGGTCTAGTGTGCTGTTGTATCTGAGTTGACCAGCCACAGGAGTGGCAGGTCTCTGCACAGTAGTACCAACAGGAATCTTAATGGCTGTGTTTGTGTTAAACGAGGCAGGGCCAGTAACAGCAAAAGTACCACCTACCGTAGAGTTTCCAGTAACGATGTCGTTTCCAATAACTTGGAAGTTTCCAGCGATGTCAACCTCACGACCAGAGGCAGGAGTGATAACGATATCAACTCCAGTCGCTCCTGTGATGGAAGATGTGTTAATTGGTAGGTTACTACCAAGAAGGCTTCCAGCGGTAACCTTCTTAAGTACACCGCCATCAGCGATGATAGTAGTATCATCAGCCGTCACGGTGTTGGTTGTCATCGCAGGTTGTTCTACGATAGCACCGACAAGGAGAGCAGAAGAATCAACCAATTGATTGAGTCTTATAGCGTCTACCTGTTGACCATTTGTAAAGGTGTCACCCTTTTGAATTTGTGCCATAGTTATTTTTTACTCTGATTAGTTTTGAATTGGTTAATAGCGTAGATGTACGCAGACCTAATAGAAGGTCTAAGGTTTGTAGTACTAAACTTGAGTTGGATTCCTGTGCCAATCTTTCGGACAGGAACACGCCTTGCAGAGTCTTCAGTGACAGCCACTCCAAACTTGTCTGTGACGCTAATTACATCTGGATTATAGACCTCGATGGTTGTTTCAATCTGACTGCCAGCGTCACAGACCATTTCTACTTCGGATGTGCTGAACCGTTTGTCACCAATACTATCAAATGTGTACCTTCTTGTCTTAAGGATTCCGTTAATCTGGTTAGGAGTGAATGCCGAAGGATTAAGCGTTGTAGGAATGAAGAACGGAAGGATAGGCGTTCCTGTGCTAGGGCCATACTCATCCCAGTTCAGTTGCTCCATCAGGAAGAAACCTTGGTCTCCATCCATAGCGTAGAGCCTACGCTGATTGTCCTTCTTGCCTACGAGGAAAGAGAACACATCAAAGCCAGCAGGGTAAGTATCAACAGACTCCCACGCCTTAAGGATGAAATTGTACACCAAGATGGCGTTGTTATCCTGAGAGTTGTCTAGAGGAACGGCAAGGTAGTACCTGTTATTCCAGTAGGTAGCAACCGCTCTATACGCATACTGCCTGTTAATTCTCTGAATGACATCGTCAATCGGAGAAGACATAGGGTCTGCAACCGTAAGAAGTCTGACGGACTCGTTAGAGCCTACGGCCTGAGGGGTAAGGAAGTAGACACCATTGTCAGAGAGGAAGATTACTCCTCCGTTAGCCTGAACAACGCTTCTCTTGGCGGAGCAACCAATGTCTGTAACGAGCGTCTTGATGAAAGATGTCGTACCAAGTGGGTCGCTTTCTGCGTATCTTCCAAGGCCGATGTTTACATAGAAGATGCTGTTACGCATTAGAACCAAGAACTCGTTAAGAGTCCAAGGAGCGACAGAAACAACCTCATCGTTACCGCCTTCGTTGAATGTGAACGCATCAAGAGCGTCCCAATGGTTAGGCTCTAGGTAGTTGCTAACTGAAACAGTGTCACGGTTTCTTGCCGTGTTTGTTTCACCGTGATGCTTGCCAATAGCAACAAGTCTATTGGCGTAGTACATAAGCGATGTGCAGTTAGGAAACTCCACACCAGTACCACTGGAAGCAAGGGCGGTAACCCCTGTTCCAATATCCCACACTAGAGGTCGCTTAGAAAACCCTCTGGAGATGTATACCTTATCTACGGCTTGAATCACATCACAGCCGTCCTGCGTTGTGATAGTCTCGCCTACAGGGAAGTTAACCTTGATAGACAGTAGTTCCGTCTGAGGGTTGTAAGAATACAGACCGTCAGTAACTACGATTACAAAAATCTCCTGACCTGTACCATTGATATACGAGCCACTTCCGTAGACCTGTTGCCCGACAAGGGCGATGGATGTCTTACGCTGTAGCCCCTTTCTGACGGTGGCTACACCTCTATCCAGTCTGAAGTTCTGAGACTGAGACACAACGCCTTTAGGCAATGCAGAAGGATTGTCACGGCTGTTAAGCCCGACAAATCCTAGGTCTCCGTCTCTGACAACTTCACTGGGCATTACTTCGTGACGATAGACTCGTAGATAGACTTAATCTTTTCAGACCAGCGTGTGCCGACATAAAGGCCACCAAGGAAGGTGACCGTAGCGAGGATGAGTGTAATCATTTAGGTAGGGAAATCTTGAGTCTTTCGAGTTCAGTTTTGAGTTCGGCTTCGGTGGGCTTTGTGATGAGGGTCAGAGTGCCAAAGTACTTGCCACCACCAACAAACTCACGGTATCCAAGAGCCTTGGTATCTTTAACAAAGGCTGTCCAGCCGTTGGGAATTTTTGTTTCAGTAGCCATAAAGTTTAGTAGTAGTAGTAACCGCCTGTGCCATCCCAATAGTAACTGTAAGTGCCATCATTGGTAATGTAGTCTCCGTAGTTTGCAGACACTACACCCTGATAGTAGTAACTATAAGTATTTCCGCTGAGTTGGTAGTAGTAGTCAATGGAAGACCAACTGCCATAAGTGAAGTAGTTACCGCTACCGCTAGGAACTTCTGTCTGGCTTGAACCACCAGTAGAATCTGTTCCGATAAATGTCCCATCAGTCGCTTGAGAGTACCCATCTCTATTTGAGTAGTAACTACCAGACCCATCGTGGTAGTAGGAGTTTCCAGACCAATTCTCGTATGTAAACGAGCCTACAGGGGTAGAAATAGAACTGCTTCCAGAGTTACTGTCAGAGGTGATATAGTCTCCGTAAGGAGAGTAAGAACTGCTTCCAGAAGTATAATACGAACCAGAACCATCGTGGAAGTAATCGTAACTGTACGAACCGCTGGAGTAATCCGTTCCGTTAATAGTCACATACAAAGTTCCGCTACTAGAAAAAAACGACTGACCAGATGGCTTATATGAAACATCAAAAACATTAGCCCAGTCATAATAACTGCCACCAACTCCATCTGCCTTTAGGTAAACGCTACAAATTTGATTAGGAACAAATCCAACTTCTGAAAGATAGAAACTGCTACCGCCATTGTCAGTAGGATACTCAATGCCAGTAAAGGTATTCAGGATAGTACCAGCCTCTGGAAGAGACGGAGACTCGCTTGAGCCGTCAACGGACATACCTCCGTTACCCCAAGACAGTCCAATAAGACTGAAAAGTCTGCCAAACATCAGACAGAGCCGACAGCAAGATGGGCAATAGAGCCAGCAGTATCCGAACGAAGAAGAACCGTGCCGTTATAATTCTCAACGGAGATGGTCTGGTTCGGGGGAATGAAAAGACCAGCAGAGCCAGTCGTGTCAAAGATGACTTCAAGGGTAGCCGTAGAAGACTTGTTCTGGATGGCTACGATAACTCTACGCTCAGGAAGAACTCTAGGGCCAAGCACCGAAGCAAACGATGTGGTCATAGTGATGTCCGAGTGGGACATCTTCCGCAGAGCGGGAGTAGAGAAGGATGTGTAGGATAGCGACATTAGGAGTAGGGATTAATGAATCTGATTTTAGATGTTTGGTTCTGCTGTCTAGCAATCTTGTCTACTTCAACAGCAAGTCTTTCGTTAGCCTTGGCCTCGATAGCACCAGCCTCTTGTACGAGGTTTTCAGAAGCGAACCAATTAGCCGCACTTCCCCAAGACAGGTAATGTGCAAAAATGTAAGGGATATTTACCTTCTGCCAACTGGCAGGGTGAGTTGTAGGACTATTTCCAGCGACAGTGGAGTTTACAACACAGGTGTAAAAATTACCACTATGTGGCTTCCCAGAAACTGGAAGGTATGTACCTGTTCCAGAACCAGAGTCAAAATAGACCTGTGAACCTTGGTAATATACGACTGAAGGGTTGTACAAGTCGCCGACCAAAGCAGGACATTTAATTCTATAATGATACCATCCATCGGCTAGTATTCGGTTTTGTACAATAACCTTTGTGGTAGTACCATCATTGTAAAGGTCATATCCAAGGTCTGTTACCCTAGTGCTTGACTGAGGGTTCTTGTTAAAAACGCCAAGTACTTCCCCAGCGTCTGAAGGTAAAGTGAACGAAACAACATTGTTTGTATCAATGCTGGTCGTGAATTGTGCTAGTCTGCAAAGGTCGGGCCACTCGTCTTGCTCCCACGCTTCACGCAATCTAGCGTTAGCGAAATCTCTGAATTGACCAAAGGTTTCGTCATTAATGTTATGTCTGTCGTTGCCGCTGTATTGCAGGGCTTCAAACAGTATTTGTGAAAAATCGGTAGTACGCATTATACTTGGTAACCATCCGCTGTGAAGATAGTTCCTTGAACTACCGTCTTCTTACAATAATTGCGGACAGCGAGTTCGGGATTATCACGCAGGAATTCTTTCATAAACTGCTTATCCTTCCAGCATTCATACCCTAATCGCTGTCCCCAATAGTGATAGGCATCGGCAGGGATTTCAGCAACCTTTCTGCCTAAACCTTTGACATCGTGAGCCTCGTGAGTGTGCCCAAAATGGGCAATCTGCTTGGCTTCTGCACGAGCAACAGACTCACGCATCCGCCAGCCATTGATAAGTTCCCTTTCCATTTCCTTATGGAGATGGGCTGGAATTAACTCGACCAATGACTGAACGAATGCGTCAGCCACTATTGCTTAGGCAGTGAAGTCGAACTTGGCGAGACCAAGCGGGTTCTTCACGATGCAAGTAGCGATAGCCTCGACCATTCTGGCAGGGCCACCACCGTTATCGGTGAGTTCCTTGACTTGGGCGATGTTGCCTCCGTAGCCGACTCCGACTAAGTCCCAATTCAGCAGGTAACCGCAGAAGTTGTTCTTAAGGAAGAGCGATGTGTGGAGACGGATAGAGCCGAAGTCACCTTCAAAGACATCGATGCTGGACTTGTACACGCTCTGTTCCGACTCTCTGTTGAGTGTGCGGATAACGGAAGCGGGGGCAGTGCCAGTCTGTCTTGTCGTGTATGTGAGGGCGGTGAAGGCTTGCTTCAACTTGTAGCCACCAAGGAGGTCAAACTCCTGCGGACGACCAGTCTGTTCAAAAACGGAGGCCAGCATATTCTGGACAACCATTTCATCAAGAGCGGCTGTGCCGACATTGGAGATAGACGAGGTCGGGGTGCGGAACGATGTCGGGACAGGGAGGTAGGTGTCGCCTGTGAAGTCGTTCTTAATCCACGAGTCGAGACCACGAGAAGCGTAGCCTTGGGAAGCACCATCGTCAGCCTTCGGGAGGTTGGCGGAGCAGAGGGTTCTTTCCATCTTACGCTTGAGCGTTTCGGTGGCCTTAGCGACATTGTTCGACAGTTCGGAACGAACGCCAGCAACCACAGCGATGTCAGTCGTCAGAGGAGACACACGAGTGCTTTCTCTGAAAATCTGGATGTGGTTCGACAGTTCAAAGCGGTACTGGTTAGAACCGTCCTTGACATAGTTCTTGATGCTCGCACCATTCGGGTCAACATCCGTGCCGTCAACGACACCAGCCTGTTCGGCGGTAACAGTCGGCAGAGAGTCAACCTGCCAGCGGAAGAGCGTATTTCCGGGCTTGGCGACCTTGGGGGCCATCGATGTGAACGGAGTGGACTTAGCATCCACGAGTGAGATGGTATCAGCGAGGGCTTCCCGCTTACCAGAGACGATATTTCTTTCTGTTAGACTTGCCATAGTAGTATATATTTAGTCGAGGAACTTCTCCATAACTTTAGCAAGGTCATCAGTTCTTCCAGACTTGGAGAACTTGGCGTAAGCGTTCTGACTGCGGATGTCCTCTTTTTTGACAGTCGGTGCTATGCCACTGGAACGAGGCTGAACAGGTGCTTTTACGACAGGCTTCTGACCTTTCACTGCCGCTTCTCGGGCTTTAACGCCTCTGATGTAATCACCAATAACCATCTTGTAGTCTGGGAATTTCTTTATGTGCGGGAAAACTTGCAGGAACTGTTCAGCAATCTGACGCTCCTTTGCAGTCTTATCCTTCCACCACGGATATTCCTTTGTAGCAATTTGGTCAACTTGGTCTCTCGCTTGGATGTACTGGAGACGCTTAGGAAGCCCTTCTTCAAGTGCTTTCATTGCGTTCACCTTAATCTGCCTAATCTTGGCAGGGTCATAATACACTTCCTCGCCCTTGTCAGTTGTCTCCGAATATCCGTCAGCGTTTTCCTCTGCCCAATTCCGAACCGACCTTGCTTGGGCAATCTCTGCCTCAATTTCTGCAATCGTGTTCAAGTTGGAAAAAGGTTCGTCTGAGAATACTGGCTCTTTCTGACTAGTCGTAGTGTTCTTGAGGGACTCGACTTCCTGCTTCAGTTTTTCGATTTCGGCTTCCGCCTCTTTTCGTTTTGCTGTCAGTTTATCAATTCTCTTTTGAACGCCACGAGAAACCTCCTCTTGCTCTTCCTCGGACTTTGAATGAACCTCATCGCCTTCAGTATCAGTTTCAGTGTTCGTTTCCGACTCACCGTCTGTCTGCTGGTCTTGGGGCTGATTACTGTCGGCTTCGCCCTCTTCCGCCTGTTCCGTTGCAACTTCATCATCGAACAGGATTGAGTTTAACCTGCTGTTTATATCAGCAGATGTAGGATAGTTGCCTTCCTGCAGACTGTTTTCGCTGTCTCCAGCGTTGGATGCGTCCGCTTCTCCGTTTTGTGGGTCTATGTTTTGCATTAGATAAGGTCTAAAGTGCCTTTGTTTTTTGCAGGGTTTTTACAGACTCCCAGAAACTGTTGTATTCACCTTTACATCTTTTTTACAGATGTCAAGTAGAAGTAAATTTATTCGGGTGTTAATCCAGCCTTAATCCGTGCCGTCTTCCGTTCTTCAAGAAGGAGAGCCTTAAAGTTTGTTAAGGCATCAGCCCTTCCGCACTGGTGTATACGATTTTCACCAACAACTTCTGGGGATATAGCCCTTTCAGTTTCGGCTTTTATGTTAAGTTCAAGAACAAACATGATATGTTCCCACATCTTGTTGTATTCATTAAAACCAAAAACACTGTTATCGTAATCAGTATCCTTCATTGGTTTGAGGGTTTTGTTGTTCTTCTGCCATCTTGTCCGACACAGGTGTAACTCCGATACGACCTATTTGTTTGTTCTCCTGTTGCATCACTGACATCTGGAGGTTCTTCACATAGTTCTGCAACAGCATAACAAAGACTTGGTCTTGCTGTTGAGCCTGTTGAGCCTTGGGGTTCTTCTGGATTATCTGCTGAAGGTACATCATCTTAGTCTTGGCTGTCGGGTCGTTTTCCACATAAGAAGCCTCGTTTCCAAGCATCATCATGCCGATTTCGTTTTGAACTTCCTTGTACATACGCTGGCTGGCAGATGTCTGGTCTGTAACGACTGCCTTGGCGATGTCTGAAGACACAGCCTCTACTGACAGTCTTACCATTGCATTTCTGTCGATGATACCTCCAGTATCCTGCGGAAGGATGTACTGATTAATGGCTTGGAGTTTCTCTAAGACAAGGTCGCTGTACAGATTTCTGACATCAAACTTAACATCAAAGTCGTACTGCGTATTGAGGTCTTCAACATTCTTAGGAAGCGGCATACCGCAGACACGCTCAATTTCAACGACATCCATGTACTGCATAGTAAGTTGTAGCATCTGAGTGTATATCTCAGACCAAGCAGTAAGCCAGTTGTCCACTGAGTTCTGTTGTAGCATCTGGGACAACGCAGGAGGGGTATCCTCTCTGGTAAGTCCGAAATACCCAGCCGCATCTTTTTCAATTTGCGACACAACAAATTCGGCTATCTGTGGTGAGCCTCTAGGCGGCTCCATCCACTTGAAGTCCGAATTGACATCTGAAACAGGGAGTAGCATCGCTGGCCCAATTCGACCAGTGCCTCCGACACGCCGCTTATACATTAGGGGTGGGACAGTCTCGAACGCAGTGCGGTCACGCATAGCATCTCTCTGTGCCTTTAGTTCGGCTTGGTCGGTTGACAGGATATCTGTGATTCCACGGCTCTCATAGATTGCCTTTCTGATGTACTCCCTGCGAAGCACTACGAACGGATACTTACCGTGTGCGTATCCGAGTTTACCGTGCTTCAAATGTGTCTGGTCGCTGGCGTTAGGCGAGAACACCGTGTAGTAAACACACGGAACTCCATCCTCGTTTAACTGCCTGTAGTAAGCGTAGCAAATCTCAATAAGGTTGTTCGTTCTAAGCCTGTAGTCTTGGTTCAGTCTGTTGGTAGGAACGATGTTCGGGTCTCTGTACCAAGTGAACATACCTTTTGTTTTAATGGCTTCCTCGACCCCTTCTTCATTCCACTCGTCCGTCCTAATCATGGCACGAACTTCCAGTTCAGTCATAAAGACTTTTCTAAACACTACACGAGCCTTCTGAAGTTCTATCGTTTCTGGTGGAAAAGTAATCTCGTCATACGGCTTAAGCGTAGTAATTTGAGGAAGGCTTTTTAAAATAATTTCATTGTAGATTGTTGTGTAGCCTTTGGTTCTTAAGTCTTGAACAATCGTTCTGGCCTGTTTTTCGTCATATTCTGGCTTAACAGAGGTAATAATCGAAACAGCGATGTCTTCCTTGTCTTTGTCGATTACGAACTGTGCAATGTTTGCTACAGGAGAGTCTGGGTTACCTTGAGCCAATTCCGCAGACATATTGACTAAGTCGGACAAAGTAAACTTGGTTTCAGACATTCCCATCTCCTGTTCCCATCCGATGTGAACTACGCCCCATCCATACTGATTAACATACTGTGCAAACAGTTCCGCCTCCTTACGCATTTCCTGTTTCATTCTTCCAGCCGTCACATACTCCAACAGGGTTGACATAGAACTGGCGTTCTTTGCGTCATCCATCGTTCTTCCAGAAACACCTAACTTAGAACCCTTTAACGAGTTCATCCAAAGAGCAACTTGCTCGTTTATGACCCTATCGATAAGTCTAATTCTTGAGTCAGAAGCACCTTCAAACGGAAGAGCGGGGTCATCCTCGTCACGATTTTCGGAAAATTTCTTTCCGTCAGAAGTCTGCCCATTCCATCGACAATAACGAATGTCATCATTGTCATTGAGTTCAGTCGTGTTTGCTCCAAACAAGTAGGAACGGCTAAGTTCCTTTACTAGTTCTGGAACATTAGGCTTGTCCGACTCAATAATAAGAGGGTCTTGCGTCTCGTTATATTCGTTGAAATTAGAATAATCGTCCATTAGTAAGAGAAGGGTTTATTGTTTATAATTGTTTTTGTATCTACGAATTCTGGTTGCATTACAACCAAATATCTAAGGCAATCTATTGGGTCTTTTGTAGAACCCTTGTCTCCATCCGCCCCTGTCCATTCCTTTAGGCAGTATATGAGGTTTTTGCAATTTTTAGTAACGAATAACTTGGGCTGGTTCAAAGGCGATACAGGTTCTCCCATATTATAGGCCAGAAGGTCATTAATCATAGAAACTCCCTGCTCGACGGCTATGCCAGCGGCTGGTGCAAAGTACATAGGCTCGTCTCCGCCGTCTAGCAGTTCTATGACCGATGTTCCTCCGTCCCTGCCTATTGCTTGAGTAGCACCAGCACGAGGGTCAATGTAGCGTTCCATAACCTCTTCTTCATCATCCTCTTCCAACTTTCGTATTAGTTTCTTATAGTCGTCTATTCCCATGCCAGCACCGTTTCTCTGGGCTATACCCTCCTTGCCGTCTGGCTTTTCGCTCGGTAAAGCCCATTCTCCGTATGAAATGTCGGGCCATTCCCTGTAGACATAAAGATTTCCGTCATCGGCCTTTCTAGCCCAGAGCATGAACCAATTTCTTGCTCCAGCAGGGTCTGCTACCATATAATTTGTTCCTGTTTCTGGAACTGCTGACTCATCTATGATGTGAGAGTCGCCAAATCTTGGGAATTGGTTTCCAACCGTGTTGTCAGCCCATCCGTAAGCACGAATTTTCTTTTCGTACAGGTTTTTGCCGTCCAAAGTCTTAACTAGTTCGTCAAATGGGTTATACGGATTGAGTTGGGAGTGAAACCAGATGACCGAACCATTATTTCGATGGCACTCTGCAATGAATGGCATATGTCCACGAGGAACTCCTCCGACATAGACATTATTTGGGTCTAAAATATCCGCCTTCAGCCAGTTTTTGAAGGTACAACCAGCCACAAACTCCTTAACGACCTGCGAATAACCAGCGATAGGGGTAAATGTAATGGCAAGTTTTCCTCTACGAGTGACGATACGGTAGCGTAGCGTCTCTACCCAGTCCATCGGTACAAGTTCATCGCACCATATTAGGTCACACTCACCACCTTCGATGACATCTCGCTTCTGTGCGTAGTTCATAAACACGCATTGCGAGCCGTTAGGCAAGATAAATGACTCTTCGGAGAAACCGTTCTTCTGTGAGTAAGCGATGTTGGTTACCTTTGTCTTCTTGCAGTTCTTAAGTTCTGGAGGCATATACTTCCAGACCACATTCTGTTGCATCTGGATGCTGGACTTCTGCGTTGTGTGCAGACACCAAACCATAGCCTTGTCCTTGTTTATGAGAGTTTGGATGACACGCTTTGCCATCCACTCGGTTTTACCAGCACGGTTACCTCCAAGAACTAGCAGTTCCTGCTTTTCCTTTATCAGTCTGTCTGCTTCCTTCCAATGGTCTGGCTCAAAGCCATGACGATATGGGTCTAACTGTTCTGCAAGTATCTTATCTTCCCTAAGTTCAAGTATCTCCGCTGTCTTATCCAGACCAAGACGCTCCACGAGCATCTTGACATCTGGCATCTTAATTACTGGATGCGGAGTCGGCTTGAACGAGGAAATGTCGCTCACTTATTACGCTGGAAAAACTCCGCTCTCATCTCATCCGTTATTTCTGGATGGTTATCTGCGTTGTCTGGATGGAATTTTGCGATGGTAGCCATGTCGGCTGTGGCGTAGTTAAGACCACCAAGGTCTGTTACTTCATTTCTCTTATAAACTTCTCCAGTCACAGGGTTTTGATAATCTGAACTCTGTCTCATTAGTTCGTCAGTGACCATAGGAATAGCACCAAAAGCACCACTCATAACTTGAGTTCCTGCTTTTGCTTTAGAAAAAAGACCTCTCAATCTTCCAAGCGTTCTTGGTATAATGTTAGCCTCTGGTGCAGGAAGTTCTCCAGCAGGAACTTTCACAGTCGGAAGTTTTCCTGCCGTTACATCAGAAGGTCTAACAATAACCGTCTGTCTGGTAGGAGTTCCTTCTTGGAAGCCCTTTATCTCTATTCTTGGGGTAGTAGCAGTAACACCAAAATTACTTTGTCCTCGCAAATACTTGACCATTTGTTCTGCGGTCATTCGTGCGGCAGTTCCTGCTTCCTTACCTTTAAGCACTCCAAGGCCAGTTCCTTCTGGGCCTCCGATAGCACGGACATTTGAAAGTCTGGTATACGGAACAGCACCACCCTTTTTCGGCATATCTGCCTTCACATCTCTAGCACCAGACAGAGTAAACCCTTCCTTGGAAAACGGTTGTCTTCCTCCTTTCGTAGCAGGAACTCTAAGTTTTCTAACGGCTTCTTCTTCTGCCTTAATAGCATCCTTGACCGCAGATAAATTTTTTAGGTAGTTCTTAATCGTAAAACCTCCAACCGTCGCCGCAGTAGTTCCAGCAACCATTTCTGGAAGATACCCTCTGTCCTTCAACGAGACCAAAGTCTCATATGGGCCTTTTGAGGTTTCGCTTGCTTCCTTAGCCCCCTGTTGGCCTTGGGAGAATAATTCGTTAATGTCTGTTGGGTCTGCCATATGATTTTAAACCTGTTCGGTATGCGTGTAGGACATTCTCGCTCGGAGTACAGGCTTCAAGGTTAGATACACTATTGTTCTCCTTGTTGCCGTCCTTGTGGTTAATCTGTAACTCCGTTAAGGAATGTTCGTTCCAGTATATCAGACCAAAAGTAATTGCAACTAACTTGTGTGCATTTATGTTTACCCTAAACCCATCGTTGTACAACTTAAACTGCAGGTAGCCGCTAACCAGTTTAGTAGGTTTGACAATACGCTCTGGAAGCCTTCTGCCGTCACTTGTTGTCTTGAAGCAAGCCTTGAGTCGTCCGTGGCTTGAAACCTCGTACAGCCCCTTAAATTGTTCGATTGGCACAGGCTTCCATTCCTCTTGAGTCTCCATTGGCGTTAATAAGGGTTTGTGCTATTAAAGCGAAAGCCGTTTGGCGTTAATAAGGTGGGATGGTATTAAAGTGGAGGAGGTGTCTAGGTTGCCACCCAAAACTTACCGCTACGCAGATTGCTGTAATCGACCTTGTAAGATTACACACCTCCAAAATGGGGCCACAGGTCGGACTTGAACCGACAACAGTCTCTTTACAAAAGAGGCACTCTACCAATTGAGTTACAGTGGCGTTATTCTCCTTCTCCAGAAAGATAGAAGGACTGAAAGTCTACATTCCCATCATTGTCTTGGTACGGAACATAGTAAAGACCTTTTTGTGCATCTGGGCTAGATGCAAGTTCTTTAAACTGGTCAAGAGACACAACATCCCTTAAATCTGAAACCACTTCTCTTTCCTTATTGGAAAAGTAGTTTTTACGCATATCTGAAACTGCTTTTTTATCAAATGCAAAACCTTGTGGTATTTCAAGCGTAGGGTCGTTTAGATACGAGTTAGCATTTTCTACGGCTATACCCATATTATCCATACGCTTCTGGTCTGCTTCTGTCATTCCTCCAGACTCCTTGACGAACTGAGGGGTGTATGGGGGGATGATGGATGTCTGCATCTGCACAGGCACAGGAACGCCCTTGTAAGACATTCCTAGCGTATAGGACTTAGGGTCGTAACTATTAATCAAATAGCCATCAGCGGTCTGCTGACCAGCCTTCATCCAACGCCCACCAACCGAATACATAGCGTCAGCCCCCTGTCCAGTCATTCCTGCAAAAGAAGGAGGTCTAGGAATACCGTTTCTGTCAAATATAGAATAATCGTTCATAGAGGATGGTCTGTATCTTGCGATGCGTCAGCATCGCATCGTTTTCACTTTTTCTTGCACTTAGTGCAACACTTTTTCTTTTTCATAGGTTACCAAGCCTTGCAACTCCAGTATCTGGCGGAAGTTTTGTCTTTTGCCGTAGCACACTTGTGTCTGGCACGGAATGACTTACGGCGAGCGGGGTTGCTCTTCTTGATGGACATCTTTGGGTCACCAAAACGCACAATCTTTGCCTTACCCTTAGAACCCTTCACATAAACGGCTGATTTCTTCGGGCCGCTAGGAGTTCTGAAAGGTTTGTTAAGTGTGACCTTACGACCTTTGTAGGTAGCCATTATTTCTTCTTGGGTTTGTCGTTATTGTTAAATCCATCGGACAGTTTCTGCTTATCGTACTTCGGAATACCGAAATCCTTAGTCAGTTTGTCCATAAACTCCTTATTTGGATTTGCGATTGGCTTTGAGGGCTTGCTCGTTGGCTTTTTCATATGATTTAAAACTAGGAAGGCGTACGGTATGGGATAAATTTTTAGAGTCCACAACCACATGGCTGTGTTTGGCGTATTGTCTGCTGTCTCGGCACTTTGTCAAGACTTTGAACCCAGTTTGATGTTCCACCATCAGACAAGTATTGTTTTTATAGTTATTAACAACAACCTTGCCAGCCCAGTATGTATTGTTGACCGATTTGTCAAACTCACCCTTTGTCATAGGCTTCCATTCGCTGACAGTGTCTACGATGTCGGTCATTTGACGCTTAACCTCCATGTAGTATCGCAAATACAGCAACCCATTGTCAGTCCAGTAGACCGTACGCAGATGTTCGGGCTTCTTGGAGTCCTCACGATACCAGAGTGTACCCAAGTCATGCTCCTTCCCAATAGATGCTCGTATCTCTTTGAATTCGTCACGGCTTATGCCGAACTTCTGTACCAAATCTCGTTCCTTCGTGTCCATATGTCTACAAAAACCCCAACAATCGATATGTCAACCCTTTTGTATCTATCCTCTATTCTATCCTCTATTCTATATGTGGGAAATCTGTAGCACCCCCCTCGGGAAATACATTTCACCCCCCTAGGAAATCTATTTCACCCCCTACCCTGTACAAAAACAAACAAAAAACCGACTATCTACAGTTTCCGCTTGACTATGTTCTTATAAAACCCCCTAATAACCCCCGCCTTCCACAGACTATGCTTGCCTTTTACATGAAAAAAGTGTGTGCATGAATCCGTTAAAGAACGCTGTAAAAGAAGAGAAGTGCGTCCCCCCCGCCGGGTTGGCAGGGGGAACGCTTTCTCTGTAATGCCGTGCTACTTACAACGCATTCACTTTCCGTTTACAATGCGTACAGCAGCGAGTAGCACGAGGAGTGCTAGCACGCTCACTTGGCGAGACGCTCGGCGATGAGGGACTTGAAGTCGCCGAGGTTCATCGCTCGCTTCATCGCCGCCGTGCCCAACTTGATGATGGCGGCGTCGTCGAGTTTGATGCCCTTGACCTTCTCGCACACTACCGAGGCCGTGCCCTTGAACGCCTTCGACCCTTCGGCCTTGGCGGCGTCTCGTGCGGATCGGGCGGCCTCGACCATGTCGGCGACCAGCGAGCCGCAGGTGAGGATGAAGGTGAGGGCCTCTTCCTTCGTGGGCTTGAGGGCGGCGACCTTCTTGCCGCTCTTGCTCGTCTCGGTGCGGACGCTCTTGCGAGCGGTGGCGGTGACGGTGCTTGCGGCCTTGAGGAAGTCGTTCGCGGTGAGCGGCTTCTTCTCGGCGGTGTTGGTGTTCTTCTTGGCGGTGGACTTGCTCATGGTGTTGTTTGGTTTGGTTTGGTTTGTGCCTCGGCTTGATTGCCTCGACACCTTAATTATACCACGACCTTTGGAGGGGTCTGGTGAAAGGAATAGGCGGCACACGCTAATGTGCCGCCGCATCGAAAATCACGCTAACACCTGTGGCTGTGCGTGACTTTTTCTGCTATTTTTATTTCTTGCGGATGGCCTTGATGAGAGCGACTGCAAACAAGGACAGCACGATTACTTCAACTGGACTTGGCATCGGAGTTTCTGGATTTGTACGGCTTACGCACGGACAAACGCTTGATGACATCCTTTGCGTCACGCTTGATGAAGCAACGCTGGTAATAACTATCCCACTTAGTGCGGGATAGGTGTGAGACATTTGTGGACAAGCCCCAATAGGTGATGACATCGGCTAGTTGCACACGATATGCAACATCACCTTCCCACAGTTGAGGAGAAACATGAAACAGGTCGATGAGTGCGATGCGTCTCGCAATCTCAATCAACTTGTCGTCAGTCATCTCGCCTGTGAGGTCATGCTGAAGAAGCATCTGATAGAAGATGAATACTTCGGCACGAGGATGCCAATACAGTTGAGGCTTATCGTCACCTGCTCGCTTGGTCGTGTACTCGATGAGCGAGCGGTCAATGCTCTTGGGGAACTGGAAGTCTAGACTCATGTTCGTGTTACCACCAGCAGTAGTAGTAGACTTCGTAGCCTTCATCTAGGGCGTTGAGAGCCTTGTCGATGAATGCGTGGTCGAGCAGGATGTCATCTTCACGAGACTCACCCCAGAAGAAACCTTGGCCTCGTACTGCGTATGCGTTGCCGTTGACTTGGAGGTGCATCCTCAAGGCGAGGATGTCATCCTTGACCAGCGGCATAGGGATGCAGTTGAAGACTTCAGTTCCACCCTTGCGGACATACAGGTCTTCCATCCACTTGTTGAGGTCGGCGTGTTTACGCCAAGTCATCAAGTGTATGCGACCGTCTTCCAGAGCGGACATCTCTTCATCGGTGAGTTCTCGCTCTGTGATGAGAGCGAGGTGAGCGACCTTGGGTTCAACAGCCCAAGAGTTTTGGTCGAGTCCCATAATGATAGGCGGGACGCACCACCTTGCGATGATGCGTCCCTGTGTATCAGTTGAGCGAACCCTCTGGCGTTACCAGAGAGACGAACTCGGTTTCGTTGAGCGATGCACCACGCAGGGAGGACACGATGTTGTGCCCAGAGCGTTGCGTCATCTCGTACTTCTGGATGCCGTAGTTATGCGTCAGCACTTGCGTGTGGGCATTGTACAAGTTCCAGATGTTGCGAGCCTCATCTTCTCGGTAGGTCGGGCGAGACCACACATCGGTGACGGCCTTGGCGAAACGCTCGGCATAGATGCCACGCTTCGTAAGGTTCTCGATGATGGTGAAGCCCTGCTGTTGAGAGACAGAGACACGAGCCATGTTAGCCCAGACATGGTTGAGTTCAGACCATTGCTCCATCGCCTGTTGCATGACATTGTTGACGAACTGCGGAGTCACATTGGTCGTGTGACGCACAGACATCGACAAGTCCTGTCGGAACGAGGTCATGCCGTTGAGGCAGACCAAGCGGACAGCACCCACGCTGATGGACGATTTGCTCGTGCCATCGAACGAGTTGCGAGCGATGATACGCAGGGCGACAGCATCACCCTTGGCGACAACGGCGGTACGAGTGTTGAACTCGTACTCGATGTGCGACCTCGCACCCCAGCGGGTGACGATGGCCTCACGCTTGGTGAAAGCCAGACCAAGGTCACGGAAACCATTCTCGATGGAGTCGGTGAACGCAGAGTTCTGGACGATGCCGTATCGCTCGGAAGTGACACCGATGATGATGCCATTGTCCGTGCGTTGGTTGCCCCACGCATTGGCGGGCTTGCCGTCCGCCGTGTAGAGCGGGACAGACTTGACCGTGTATTGGTGGGCGTTGAGACCAGAAGAGACCTTCTGGCCGTAGGAGCGAGCGACTTGCGTCTCGCTCTCGTATTGCTGGCGGATTAGGGAGAGGCCAGCACCCTCGATGTCGTGTGACATATGTGTGTTTTTGTTTGGTTTCTGTGCTACTAGGCTAACACCTGTGGCGACGCTTCGCTTTTCGCACAAATTGGTTGGGGGTTAAGAGTTCAGATGTTTGGTCTGTGCCTCGTTGATTGCATCTTCGTTCCAAGTAGGAGCGACATCGAGCGGCGGCCTGTAAGAGCCATCGTTCGCCATCACATCCTCAAGCCATCGCATACCCCAAGTGAGGCGAGCGACAGCGAACTTCGGAATGTCATCTGCGTTGATGTAGAACAGGAGGTCAGTCCTGTCCTTGGTGATGCGATGCTCACCGATGAGTTTGACCTCGGACTTGAAGGTCTTGGTCATGTAGTTCTTGAAGTCCTCTTCGGTGTTGTCGCCAAGAACCGTGTGAGGCCAGACTACGACCTGCGTGAACTTGTTGCTCACGACTGACCTCCTTCCTTGGTGTCGGAGACGACTTGCTCGTACGCCGCTTTGACCATCTCGCCCATCACAGTCTGCACGGCGTGAGCCACGAGATTGTGAAACCAGATGTCGAACTGCGGCCCGAACTTGCCACGCATCTGCTCTGCGAGGAGCAGGTCGAGTTTCGCCTCGATGGCGTCGTCAATTGCGTTGCGGCAATTGTCTTCCTCGGTGTCACGCACCTGCTGTAGCGTGGACTTGAAGTGAGAGAGGACTTCCTCCTTCAACTTCTGCTCGAACCAATCACGCTTCAGTTCGTTGACGACCATGTCGGAGAGGTCGTCACGAGTTACGAGGTCGTCTTCGCTCATGTGTTCGGACTTGAGCATGAAGTCATCGAAATCGTAGTCATCGGTAGTGACGATGCAGTTGTCGCTGATGATGTCAGACCAGTCGAACTTCTTGGCGACACGGTCTGCGATGTTATCCCAATCAAGGGCTTCACGCATTTCGTAATCCCAATCACGATTGCTGATGGCATCATCGAGTGCATCGCTGATGCTGTCGGTGAAGTCGTGTTCCTCGATGGCATCGCCGATGTCGTCTTTCGAGACATAGTCGAACTCGGCAACCCAGTTGGGAAGCCAGTTCATCACGCTACGAGAGATGAGCGTGTCACGATGCATCTTGAGCGTGTCATCGCTGGTGGCGATGGACACCTCGTGCATATCGAGCAACTTGTTGAGACGATTGACATCGTGTTCAAGTTGCTGGACTCGCATCTCCGTATCGGTCTGCGGAGCGGGGGAGAACATCTTGGTGAAGTTGCTGATGAAGCAACGGATTGCGGTGAACATAGTAGTGTTGATTATGTATTTTTGTTGGTTGGTGTGATGCATCATGTGCTACTTGCCTAGTAGGTTGGGCGGCTTTCGCACATGATACAGCGAGTGGGTAAGCGTTACTTCGTGTGGGGATACGAGTTACGCTGGATGAAACCGTTCAGCAGTCGTGCGATGACTTCCGCTTTGCAGAGGCTGTGAACCTCGCAGACGCATTGGAACTCCTCGACGATGTGAACAGGGATGCGAGCGGAGATGCACTTCAAGCCGTGCGTTTCCATGTAACGCTTGGACGCTTCACGAGCGACCTTGCGGTTCTTGGCACGGAGTTTGATTGCTTCCACTTGCTTCTTTCTGGCTTCGGGTGTTGCGAGCCACGAGGGCTGGCGGGACTTCTGCGAGACATTGCTGTTCGCAGTTACGGAGGTCGGCTTGACCTCGTTGAAGGTGAGCGTTTCTTCGCTCACCAATTTCCACCTAGTTTGAGCCTTGGTGGGACGGCTGTGACGCTTGGTCATGTTTGTTTTGGTTTTTGGTTTTGGTTTCTGCTTCATTGCTCTGGGAGGAGAGCAACTCGGCGAGAAGGTTTTCATGTTCATCCTCCCATGACGACAGACGACTCTTACCCATTGTCGTCAATCGGTTCGTCCGCTTCATATGCGGACATGATGTCGGGTCGATAGCGGCTCAACTTGAGACGCTTGCACTTGTCGCACACCTTGCAGAGTGCGATGCCGTGACCATCGTAAATCCAATACGCTGGCAGGTTACTGCCGCAGTAACAGACGCTCACGACTCGACTCCTTTCTGGACGAACGATTGCTCGTGTCCGATGACTCCGATGGCTTTGCCTTTGCCACGCAGTCCGATGATGCGACCATGCTCACGCTGGTCGAGGAAACGCAGGTCGTGCTTGTCGCCGTCAACGACTTCGTATCCCCAATGGTGGGAAGGAAGAGGTTTGTTGCGAGGCGTGTCGAACACGACAGACACATTCACGCCGTTATCCAAACACCACATCGCATTGTTGGTGTCGCCACCGCCATACGAATAGGTGAGATGATAGTTCAGCGGCAACTTGCCAAGAGTCCAATCGACGATGCGATTGAAGTCCTTTGAGTAGTCGTAGAACTGCGTGTCGGGATGACGATACATAATCGTCCTCATGTCCGTGTTCCAGATATCGCTCGTACCGTTGATGCGAACGCACGGTTTGAACTTACGCTTGAGTCTCGTCTGGTGACGATGCGTGAGGTTCTCGTGGTTCGTAATCTCGGTGTCGATGCGAGACCAGAACTGCTCTGGTGCTTTGTGCATCCAGCGAGTCTTCTTGATGCGAGACTCTTGGATTGACTTGAACACACCAGCAAGGCCAGCCGTGTTAAGGCATAGCAACTTGCATTGGAGCGTTGCGTGTTCGCACACATCGGTCACCCCAGACATTTTGTGCGGGGCGAGATAGAGGATGGCGGTGCGATAGCCGAGCCTCTCTCCTTTGATGGTCTTTGCGTTCGTGAAGTTGAACAGGTTTTTCATATGCGTAGGAAGATGCGGCAGAGATACTCGCCCACGGTTGCCAGCCGTGAGCGAGACGCTCCGATGCGTTACGAGTTCTGGTTCGTGATGTCGTCCGTAGCGTCAGCAACGGTGCTGGAGTTCTCGATGGTCACGATGGGGTCGTCCTTGGAGACGGACTCCATGCGGAACTCGCGGATGCCGTTCTCGACTTCGCCGTTGAAGTCCAGAAGGAAAGCACCGCTCATCTTGCGGGTCTCCTCCTTGGCTTCATCGCTTTTGAGACGAGCGAAACCGTCGGCGTGGATACCGTAAGCCTTGGCGAGCAAGGACGGAACGCCCTTGACGAACTGATAAGCGGCGAGGCGAATGAGTTCGTGCTTCGTGATGTCGAAGCGGTGCATCCAGTCGCCAGCCTCTTTCGTGGTCACGAAAATGCTGGTGAAGGTGTACTCGCTGTTCGACTTGGACACGGCGAGAGCGGCGGACACGAACATCGTTTCACCTTCGTAGGTGTTGATGCTTGCGTACGGAGCGGTGTGAGTCCAGACGCAGGACGAGACGACCTCGACCTTGACGGCGTTCTGGAGCGTGAGGGAGAGCGACTTGATGTTGCTCATGGTTGTTTTGTATCACGATACTTGCCGCCGCATAGACCGACACGCCCACAGGTATATGGGTTAGTGGGCATGGCAGTTCCTGTCACCCAGCCACACGGCTGGATGCTTGCGTCTAACGAACAGGGGCGGCGGCTTTCTCGCTTACCCCTATTATCTCACACTTTCTGGATGGGTCTGGGCTGGTCTGGCCTCCGCAAACCCGAGCCACCCATCCCCACCTTTTATCTTGCTGACACCTTACTTCAGTGTGAGTTTTTTTGGAAATTAATTTTTCGGGACATCTTGGTTTGGGATGTCTATGACTTCACCCGAAAGCATTCTATTGATGTCCTCGTGTCTGACCTTTAGGCGATGTTCGGTGACCACGACAGGCTGGTCGTTGAGGGTCTGAACCTTGTCGATGAGAATGGCGAGAGCCAGAGGCATCTGGGTGATGGGCAGTTTATCAATCTCTGAGTCGAGCCTAGTAGCACCCTTCAAGATGATAGATTTAAACAACTCGCTGGTCTTACGCTTGTAAGTGCCGAGGTCTATGTCCTTGTCGCCCATCTCTTGACGGACGGCAACGACAG